TGATAAAACACTAACTTCACTATCTGCACCTACAGTAGCTGAAGTAATTGTAAAATTTCCACTTGTTATACTAAAGTCTAAATCAAATGTTTTTGCCTGGGCATCACCATCTTCTCCTCCATAAGCTAAAGCAACTCTTGTATCTGTAAGTTTTGCTAATGAATTCCAAGAACCATATTCACCATCTTGTTCTAATGGAGGGTCCAATGTCTTAGTTATACTAGTACCATCAACACCAACACTAAATATTGTAATAAAACCATCACCGCCTGTTCCCATATAAGCTAACATTAAATGTGTACTATCTAATAATACTAATGAATTCCATGTAGCATCTGCAGTATCGTGTTCTAAAGTATCTATCAAAGTAATATTATCCCAAGCACTATCAATACTAAATGTTTTTATAAAACCATCAGCACTATCTCCAGTATAAGCTAAAGCAAAATAGCTCTCTGCTCCTGCATTAACAGCTATCTTAACTAAAGAATTGTAAGAAATACCTGCACCAACTGAAAAAGTATCTATTTGTGTTACAGTATAAGAACCATCAATACTAAATGTTTTTAGATGACCAGAATTATCAGATTGTTGATAAGCTAACATAAGATGTGTAGAATCTATTAATACTAATGAATTATAAGCGGAATCTGCAGTATCATGTTCTAATGAACTTGTTTGACTTATTTCAAAACTTGCATTTAAAGTAAATATTTTAATAAATCCATCACTATCAGTTCCTTGATAAGCTAAAGCAAAATGTGTGCTATCAATTTTTACTAATGAATTCCATGTACCATGGTCAGTATCGTGTTCTAATTCATCTATTTCTGTAATAGTATAAGAATCATCAATTGAGAATGTTTTTACATAACCATCATCACCAGCTCCAGCATAAGCTAACATAAAATGTGTATCATCAATTTTTACTAAAGAGTTGTGTTCACCATTTGAAGCATCATGTTCTAAACTATCCTCCTCTGTAATAACTCCAGCTGCAGTTATACTAAATGTACTTAATTTGCCTTTAGAATCATCATCATAAGCTGCTATAAAATGAGTATCATCTATTTTTACTAAAGAACTCCATGTTGTATCTTCAGTAGCAAATTCTAATTCATCTTTTTCTGTAAGATTATCATAATCTATATCTTCTGTTTGACTCCAAGCTACTGTTTCAGTTCCACTTGTTGCTGCTCGTATTTTTACTTGTATTGTTGCAGCTACCTCTGCCATTGAAGCATCACCTGTAAAATTAATACCATCTACATTTACTGCTGCTGCTCCATCTACTGCAACCCTAAATGAACCATCTGATACTGCTGCCCAAGTACCATAAGTAGTTTGTGCATCAGTTCCACCTGTTAAATACCCAGCTGCATTAGCAGTAAAAGTATCTACTAATGGTGCTGAAACATATTTATTTGTAGCACTAGGTGAATAACCTGTTGAACCAGCTAAAGCATCTTGTTGGTCTTCTGTTATTTGTTGGTCATTTCTTGGATAAAAATATAAAGTTGTGTCTGTTTTAGCTATACCAACTGTTACTTCTAAAGTTCCTGCTGTACTTGATATAACACCAGCTGTATCAGAAGCATACATAATATCACCTATTGTCATTCCACTTTGAGCATCATCTGTACCATATAATAGAACACCACCTGTTATAGCATTTCCATCTGTACCTGCTCCTTGTGCTATTCCTAACATTACATTTTCAACTTTAGCAGCTGTGTCTGCATCTGCTAACATCCATTCCTTATTAGTTACACTATCAAAATAAATTAAATTACCATCAGCAATAGTTTCTCCAGCAGTACCTGCTACAACTAATCTATTAGATGGAAAACTACCAGAAACCACAGAATCAACGTATGCCTTTCTGGCTATATCATTATCAGCTATTGGATTTCCAGCAGTTGTAGCTGGGAGAGAACTAAATGTTTTAACTCCTGCTATTGTTTGAGCTGAAGTATCATCTACAAAACTTTGATATACTTGTGGATTATTTGTCAATACAAATATTGTGTTACCTGCATGAGCATTTTTAAGTGATGCATCTGCTGTATAAGGAGTTACAAATTTCAATCCTCTAGTAACACCAGTAAGCGTTGTTCCAGTTATACCTGTAAAAGAAATTATTTCTTCTCTAGATGTACCTGGTTCTAACGTACCATAATTAGTAGTAGCTAAATCTCCACTTACTATAGCTGAACCATCTGGCAGGTTAAAACTATTCAATGGAATAGTTGTTTGAGAACTGGTTATACCACTGCCAGAAAGAGTATATTTTTGTCCTTGAATAATGTTTGCCATATTTTTTAATTATTTTTTAATATCTATTACTTCATTAGTTGATAGATAGACAGCTGGTCCATAAGCTAATATTTCCCATCTTCCATCTATTTGATTTGTTTTATATATAACCTGTACTTCATGATAATCTTGTCGCACAGTTGTATTAATTTGTTTAAATTTTGCTACATCATTAGGTGTATCTACTGTAGAACCAAATGGTTCTTTACCAAATGAACTTTTACCTAAACTTGCATCTGTTGTCTTTTCAAATATAACAGTTGAATCATCTCCCTCTATTGTAAATTCTTGTACAGAAGTAGAACCTTGATAGTCATAGTTTAATTGTAATGTTAAATTTGTGTTAGACCTTATTAATCCTTCTGAATAGAATTCATCAAAGTTTTTATAATTAACTCTATCTCCAAAGTTTTGATAACTGAATTTAGCAATTGCATTTATTGGATTAGTATTATCATTATACCCATCAAATAACTTATATGTTTCTGGAACTGAATTACTATGTGCATAAAGACTACCTTCTATAATAGCTAACCTTCTAACAGGTAATATCTGTGGTGCTTCCCAGTATCCTAGTTCTAAATTATAAATTAGAACCTTACTTTCTACTGGTAAAGCAATATATAAATTATTTCTAAAATATTTTAAATGAGCATTAGTTGTATCATATCCTTCTAATTCTGTTTTGATTGGGTCTGATAAAGCTAATGTCTGTGGTGTATCAATCGCTTCTAATTTACCAAGTGTATCTATTGTAGGTTCATTTGATAAATAAACTATACTATTTTTTATATGACTTATAGCTCCTTGTGAAATAGCAGCTTCTTGAGCTGTAGTTTTTAATCTTTCAACTTCTAAACTTTCATTTACTAAATCATTAGCTAATTCAAATACTATTTTATACCATTGGTCATTACCAGCTGCTATATACATATATTTCTCTTGTACTGCCATTCCCATTGGATAAGCATCTAAAGTTATTAATGCTCCTTCTCCAGGAGTCCTTGGGCTACTATAAGTAAAATCTGTATAATCATTTTGTGTACTAATATAAATATCTCTATTTATGGTACTTGCTACCCAAACTTGGTTATCTAATGTTCCTATTAAATCATTTGTAAATGTTGTAGAATCTGCTGCTGGTTTATTACTAGTTGTTGAAACTGTTTGAAATACTAATGAACCATCTGCTTCTCCTGTTGGGTCTGGTGTTACTCCTGTTAAAGTAGTTGTATCTGACCCTCCTGTATAGGTATATTCAGTTCCATTTATTATTACTTTCTTATCATAACCACCGCCAGTATTAAATCTTGCTTCTGCCCATGTCGCTGTTCCTGTTTTTGTAATAGTATTACTTGTGGTTGAACTTATTAAAGCAGTACCACCTGACCAAGAATATATATTTGAATCTCCATTTACGAAGAATAAGTAATCTTGTTTTTCTGTATTATCCCAATATTCAGTAAAGTTGAAATCTACATCAGACCAACTTCCTTTTAATTCTGTCCAAGTAATAGTTCCATCTGCAGCTTTATATCTAAATTCTAAGGTATCATTATAACTTCTTAAGTATAATCCTGTATTACTATGTGTTTGCCAATCATAGGAACTCTCAATAGCATACAAAGAAGAATCTGCAGCACCATCTAATGTATATCCTTCTCTTATTTTAATATTTTTTCCATCTGTTGATAAGACATTTTGACTTCCAGCGACAAGTATTCCATTACCAAGTTTCGTTGGGTCTATTTTGGAATTATATCCTTGAAAGGTTTCTGTTATTGTGTAATTTACTGACATAATTATACTCTATAATAAATATTTTTTGGTTTATTAACTTCTGTTTTATTTTGATATTGATAACGTCTAACTCCTTCTTTATAATCAGCTATATAAGTTTGATAATCAAAGTTACTATCTGTACCAGCTATTTGTCTAGAAGCAAGTTCAGCACATTTATCTAATAAAATGTTATAACTATCTGTATCAAGATTAACTATATTTGAATCATCATCTACTGATTCCTGCCATACTCCTGCTGATGTTCTAAATAAGCATTTAGAATAATAATCTATACTAAACAATTCTCCATAACGATAAACCATATTATCTACCCTTAAATCATTACTTGCTGTTCCATCATAAGTTATTGTAATTCTTGCGTATGATATTGCTGATGCATCTGGACTTCCTGTTTTAGTAGCTGAACTCCAATTAAATCTTAATAAGTTCCAACCATCTATAAATGATATTCCATCTGTTTGAGTTGTTTCTGTTTTACTCCAATAAGCACCTGCAGCACTACCAAATCTAAGAATAAAATTAGTAATAATACTTGAAGTTGGTAGATATACCCATAAAAATATAGAACCTTCTTGTTTTGTGCTACTTAAATTTACTGATGTTAAGGTAGAATTTTCAAGATAACCTGATGTAGATGCTCCACTTAAATCAAATTTTAATGAACTATTTCCTGACTTATAATTATTAGAATCTGCCTCTAAATTTTCACAATCAGCAGTTGCTGCCCAACCTCCTACTGCACCTAATGTATTAATAGTTGTTCCACTTCCCAAACCTGAAGAACTATATCTTAATGTTTTTGTTCCTGAATCATATTTAACAGCAAATGTATTAGTTAATTTATTTACTTCAAAGTCAGCAGAATAAACTTTACTTATAGGATTAATACTACCTGTTTGTGGATAAATATTAATTATCTTATTTCCTTTTAAATCTGATGGTAATTGATAATCATAAATACTACTATGAATAGTGTTGGCAATGGTAGCTGTTCTTTTTGTTTCTGCCACATCTAAGTCTAGCAATATTTTACCAGCTGCTCTATTTATAAGTCCATCTACATTTTGTACTCTATTAAGTGAAGTTCCATGAAGTCTAGCTTCTAGGTCAGTTTTTAATTGAGTAATTGTGTAAGCCATATTATTTCTTTTAATTTCTTAAATATTTTATCTTGAAGCTGTAATACAATGTAGTACAGCATCAAGGAAAATATTCAAAACTCTTACCATTTATAACTTTATAGGGAGCCAATGTTTTGTTTTACTGTCACTCTTTTATAAAGTTTTAAGGTTCAAGCAAGTTTTGTCCAGGTATACTCTATGGGAATACCCAGGAATACTGAATAATTCAGAAAGAATTATTTTTTCAATAAACTTTTAGCATAAGATAATACTTTAGGTAATACAATAGCTAAGTTTTCCCATGATGCTTTTACACCAAGTCTAACTGCAGCTAATGCTACACCAACTATAGCACCTGTACCCCATTCAAAATTACCATCTAAATATTGTGGTATTGCTACTGCAACAAATGTTGCAATAAATGTAATAAACGAACTGTACACATAACGAATAATTGTTTCTTTCATATTTGTTTGGTTAATTATTTTTTCCTTCTAAAACCCATCAATGTTCTTGCTAATGATGCTTGACGTTTTGTTCTTGCACTATATTTTGAACCCTTTTTTAATACTTTACTAGCAAAGGCAGCAGTAGTCATCTTTGCACGCTTAGCTTTTGCTTTAAATGCACCAGGTCTTTTGATTGCTCCTTGAATCCAGTTCTTTTTTGCCATATTTTTTTATTATTTCTTCAGTTATTATACCACATTTTGGTATGTTATGTCTAATTAAACCTTTTATTTATAAGTTTAATTATTTGATTTTAAATCTACTTCACCCTTATAATAAGTTACTCTAATTCTTTTTGCTTTTAGAATTTTTCCACCTTTTAATATTAAAAAGTTTCCAATTCCTATTCGCCATCCAAAATGTTTGATTTCATAAATTAATTGTTTCATAGTTTTTATATTAATACTTAATAAATTCTTTAATTAAATTTCTTTTCTCAGCTTGGTCTTTAGTCCAGTATAACCAAAGGTCTCCATTAATGCCAGTATATACTGTTTGAAAATCCCATTTACCATAAGCTAAGGCATTTATTTCTCTATTGGTAGGTAATCTTTTTATCTTGGCATGTAACCAAGAATTGAATGCTACTTGTTTTTCTACTAAATAAGATTTCCAAGTTCTTTCTTTTCCATATCTTACATCAACTAATATATTCATTTTTTCTATATCTAGACTACACCATAAATCTCTTATTACTTCTGCTAACATATCATAGTATAAATAGAAATCTCCTTTCTTTCCCCATTGTTCTCCCCAACTATTCTTTACTATTAGCCATTGATTAAAATCATCAAAACCTACTATCTCTACTGCATGTCCACTAATATATTTACCTTTCTCTCTTGGTAATATTCCATCTACTACTTGATTAAAGTTTTTATACCATCCCATAGACATTACGACAGATTTATTATGTAGGGCTAATACATCTTTAATAGCTAATATAGAATTCTCAACTCGCCAATAAGATTTAGATTTATGTTTTAAAGCATCTTCATAACATTCTGCTGGTATTGAATTAGTATCAATGTAATCTCTCCAACTCATTTCAAAGTTTGGTTCAGGATAAAGTTCTTCTTTACAAGCACCGAATTGCTTTACTACCTTAAATGTATTCCTTGTATAAGCACCCCATCTTTTATTATGTTCCCACTGTTTTGTTAAAGCCATAACAAATCTAGCAGATAAAGGTATTTCTTCTTGTCTTTCTTTATGATGAGTTTGTGCCTGAGAAGTACAGCTACCTCTACCACCTTGATTCTTACTAGGATATTTTTCAGGTATCCTAAACTTCTTTAACTCTACTGTAGTTGAAGGTGTAATTCCTGCTGCTAAATAATCTCTCTTATCTTTCTTATCTTTTTTAGCACCGAATCCATACTTATAATTTAAATTATTATTTTTCATATTTTAATTTTGAAGGAGTGTGGGCTAAATTAATTATCTCGTAATTCTTTAATCCAACCCACACCTTTGAAGGAGTTTTTATTGAAGCCATATTGGAGCAACAATAGATTTCCCACGCTTCTTATCAACAAGGAAAAATGCCTGTTTTGGTTTCTCGTAATCTGCTTTGATTGACAAAGCGAAGGCATTATAGCCAATGAGTGAACCATTACAGATGAAGTTTCCACCATCTTTAAATTGATGAAAATGTCCGAAAACATCTAAATCAACTGTCCGACCTTTGTTCCATTGTGCAATCGCTTTATTAACAGGAATAAAGATACCGCCTACACCACCAGCATAACGAATTGCATGTCCATGATGAAGTCGTACTTTATAATCATACACATCAACATAGGTATGATAACCTTCAGCTATAACAAAATTTATACGTTTATTGTTTTTAAAGTGTAAAGCAATATTATTATACATATAAACTTCTAGTGAGTTACCTTGTTCTGTTGCGTGATGAATCCTCTTAGTCATGCGACCATGATTTCCACCATGACAGATAATCGTTAGTTCTATTTTGGAATTATTCAATAAGAAATTAATACCACTTATCAGATAGTTTTGTACTCTCCAGATAGCATCAGCAGGAAGTAAGGTATTGTTTTCCAACAATTCCAAATGAATATGTCCACTAATGAAATCTCCTAAGAGTGCTAAAACCACTTGATTAACTCTACTTTCTTTTTGAGTAATTTCTAAGAGTTTTACAGCATTTGAAAAAAACTTTTTAACTCGTTTATCACATATCTCAAGATTATATTCGTTTAATCCTGATACATCTGAAGGTCTAACAGTTTCCTCAATATGCCAATCACTAGCGATAATAAATGCAGTAGCATCACTGCCTCCATTTTGTCGCTGAGTGAATTTTATCTTCTGTGGAGTTTCTTGAATACGTAGTATTGCTTCTTTTTCAACACGTAATCTATCATTCTCAAGTAATGCTTCTTTGTACTTCTTTTTTGTAATGTTGCCTTCTGTTCTAGCTCTTAACAAATTTCTATCTCCTTCCAGATTTTCTGAAAGATTTTTGTAAAGTTTTAGTTTAGAAGCCTTCTTCTCTATTGCATTAACAGTTCTAAATAGCTCTTCAGCTAATTCACTATTAGTAAAAAAGGGATAATTCTTCTTCAGAAAAGCAACATCTTTTTTTGACCATTTTTTGTTTTTCATTTTAATCTCCTTGTGTTAAACACCCATACACCTATATTAACTGCTCCAAGTATAAATATGAACCAGTTCCCATTATTAACAAACAGGTACAAGTTATAGATTCCAACTACTAGATTTAACCATAATACCCATTTGGGTATTCTCTTTACAGTGTTAGTCGCACAAAGATTCCTATTTTCTTTTTTCATTTTTATCTCCTTTGTACTTTTCCCCAAGTTTACCTTTCTCTATGTACATTCTACCAGTTTCAATTAATGTGCTATCAAAATACACATAATGAAAATGGTCTACTGCACAATAGCTAGGACATTGATATTTTTTATAAACAATAACAATGTTATTCCCATAATGATATTCTTGTGGTTTTAGTTTATCGCCAATAAAGCCAATTGAAATACATATTACTATTAAGATTAAATCTTCTACTGAAAGCATGATTATGTCTCCCTAGTATTATCTTTTTCAATTAATGCTCTTATCACCCATTTCCATTGACCTTTCCAATAATATTCTACCAAGAAATTAATAATTTCTACTGGTGTCATATTACCAAAATTCTTATGATATAGACTGTGACAAGTTTGACAAATTAAAGTAATGTTCTCGCCTTCTTTTCCACGCCTACTACTAGGAATGATATGATGACGATTCTTACTGTTGCGTTTAGTTTTCTTTGATTTCTTTGATTTTTTACGTTTCATTTGAACCTCCATTTTTGTTCTTAACATGCATTAAATCTTGTATAGATATATGTGTTCTTACTCTTTTACCGCAAGAAAAACATAATCCATAGCATATTAAGACCATTTTCATGGAATCAAATTTAAAATCTGAAAAGAAAGAAACTCCACCGCAATACTCGCTGCTACATCCAACTCTAAACTTCTTCATTTTATTCTCCTTTATTTTTAATGTACGATTAACTCTCTCCTAACTCGGAGCAATAAAGCTCCGAGCAAACCTATGAATTTCGGTATCACTCCGAATTAGGAAAAAACTATCTTACCATTGTCATTATTACTGCTACTAAATTAGCAATTAAAAGACTAGTAAACCACCCTATCTTACTTGTTACTTTATCTATTGATTTTTGTATGTGTGGTAAATGGTTATCCAAAACAGTATCCATCTGTGCTTCCAGTGTGGATAATCTTTCGTGTACTTTTATTTTTTCTCCATTTTCCATATTATTTTTTATATAAACTTTGAAAATATTTTCTACCATTTACTTTAAATATAAATGATGGTTCTTTATAATCGGCAAATGTTTCATCATAATCTGCATAACAAGTTGCCCAATATTTTGTTTTTAAATTATCTAATTCATCATTATTATTTGTCTGTACTATTTCAAATGTATCATAGTATATTAAATCGTATTCATCTTTTAATTCAAGGTTCTGCCAGAAACTATGTATTACTTTTGACTTGGGATATTTCTTTTGCCACTCTACTGCCTGTGAATATATCAATGGGTGTGCTTCTATTATTGTGTGTTCTTCTACTCCATATTTCTGAAACTCTGTTGATGTCCACCCATAACCAAATCCTAATTCTAATACTTTTTTTGGCTTAATCTTTTTACAAATCAATTCTACTCCTTTAGTAATAAATGGATATTCTTCTTTAAACATTATACATTTATCAAATAACCATAAACCCTTATCGTCTTCTCTTAACTTTTCTTCTTTGAATTGTTTTTCTGTTATCCCTTGCTCCATATTCTTCTTACCCTTCTTTTTTTCTCTTGTGGAACGTGATAATAAATATCTAAATATCCTGCTGATAAATGCCCTACACCATACTCATAAGCTCTAATTTTATGAGTACAATTATGTGCCCTAACTGCATCTACTTCCCACCTAAACTGTGTATAACCACCATTATTATTTAATGTTCTTGCTATATATCTTTTAGCATTTTCTTGTATTGTATATTTTTGCCAACCTGTTCCTAATGATATTGGATTATATGCCTTGATTTCTATATAACCACTTGCTGCATCTGTAGCCCAAGGTGCATATATATCTATATCAACTGATGGTCCAGGGTGTCGTCTTGATATGGTAGTACCTTGAACATACCAATTTAATTCCATACTCTCTATTACTGCTCTTGGGTGAATATCAAATATTTTCTTTGATGACTTAAATCTCATATATGCCTTTACTGATGTGTGGGGTATAGTTAAGGTATTACTTGTAGCACTTATGGTTATTCCTGTTGAACTATTATCATCCCAATCATCTGCACCTGTAGCTATTCTCCAATTTATAAAATCTCCATAAGCCATACTAATTATCTTTAAACCAAGTAACAACTACAGAATTATTTCCTTGTGCTGATGCTCTTATAGCATATAAATCATTAGCAGTATCACTTGTATAACCAATAGGAAATTCCCAACTTTCTCCACTTGCTATTCTTTTAAAGAACAATGTTGAAGTTACACTTGTGGTATTATAAATATATATTTCATCATCTCCACAATTTGCTACTATTAAAAATACTGCATCTGCTGCTGAAGAAGCATCAAATATTGTTTGTTGTGCATCATCTACTGAAGTAACTTGATTATTATCTAATACTAAATAATTCGGATTAACAAGTGCTTTTAAACTTGCTGCAGTAGCTTGTTCAACTGTAACTGCATCTGTAATCTTCTTAATTCCATCTGTATCTTTTATTAAACCTAAGGTAGTTTCTGTTGCTATATTAGATGAATTAGATTGAACCTGTTGTACTCCTAAACTATCATTATTAGCTTGAACGAATAAAGCATTTTTAGTTCCATCACTTTCAATATCTGCTCTGGTATCACTATCACCATCTTTAAGTTCTACTGCACCAATTTCTATATCTCCTATTTCTAAAGTAGCTTCTACTGGTAATTTATTAGTTGAGCTATAAGGATTCCCACTACCATCTTTAATTATTCCTGTGCCACTAGCACTAATCCATTGCTTGCCCATAGCATTGACAAGTTCTTCCATTTGCTTACCATTTATCTTTACCTTCCACTCATCATACTCTGTGTAGTTCTTTAAGCTCTCTAATAAGCCCTGTGATACGTCTAAACGCTCTTCTAAGCCACTTAAGTCAAATTTAATATCTAACTTGCTTATAGCTTTTTTAACATCCTCTAATCGTTTAATTACATTTGGTGTTAAATCTTTTACCTTCAATTCTTTTCTAATACCTTTTAAACTTTTAAGAATATCTGAATTATCAGTTGGCTCAACTTTTAATTCTTCCATTTTCTTTTCTAGGAATTTTATAATGTCAATTACATTTTTATTCAATGCTTGTTCAACTTGTTCAAAGTTAGAAACCTTTAATGAAGATTGGGGAGCTTGTGGATTAGTAATCTTAACATCTTGAACTTTAGGTTGATTTTCAACCTTAACTTTAAAAACATGCTTACGAATAATTTTATTCCAAAGGTTGTTAAAGTACGTGAATATTTGAAAATACTGTTCGTAGTATTTACTCTGTTTCTGTTTCTTTGGCATCTTTTTTATTATCTTCTTCTAATTTTTCTAAAAGTCTTTTTTTAAAATCTTCTACTCTATCTACTATTGTTAGAATAGATTTACCATCTATAATATTAACATTCATAGGTGCTTCAAATTGTCCAATGTCTAACTTTGTTGATTCTTCTGCTATTAAAGGCAAAACCTTTTCTTTTACCTTATTTAATTTAAGTCCAATCTTTCTTTGTTCTTTTTGTAATTTTTCTACCTTCTTTTGAAATGATTTACCTTCCTCTACTAACTTTATTTTTTCTTCTAACAATTTGTGTAACTTTGCGTTTTGTAATTCTACTTCGCGTGTAGGTGTGATGTCTTCAATTTTAAACATAAGTTTTATATTAGTTTATTAAATATTTCTACTGGTAATGTAGTTAAATCTATCTCCTTATAATGATGACACTTATAATCCCAATGTGTCCATATATCTATTCCTGCTTTCTTTACCCTTCTACAGAACATTATATCTTCTCCTACTTTTATTCTATCATCTTCATATCTCTCTGGAGTAAAAGGATTATCTCCCAATTTTTCAAATACCTCTCTTTTAATAAGTATACAACCAGTTCCTACCGCATCTACCTTTTGTAATCCTTCACCATCTTTTAATTGTTTATCATCTTTATAGATATTATATTTGAAGAAACTCATTCCTCTAATACAACTCATATTAATTGGAGTGGGTAATCCTATAATATCTTTATCTTCTTTTATTAAATCTAAAGGATTATCCAGGGGGGGATTATCTGTATCTACCATAAGTAGGTAATCACAAGTTGAATTTAAAAGTGCTTTAACTATTTGATTTCTATTTGCTTCAATTCCTACTAGCTTTGAAATATGTATAATTACTTTATACTTCTTTTGGTTATACATATCTAGCATAAATTCAACTATTCTATAATCTAAATTACCACTAGTTGGAATTGCTAATAATACTTTTTTCATAAGGTTTTATATACTTCTTCCCATTTATATGCATGGTCTTTAATATCATAATTATTAAGAACATATCGTTTTGCTTCTTTGCCTATCGCCCTTCTCTTTTCTTTATTCTTAATAAGGTCATCAACTATCTCTTTCCATTTTGTTTTATCTTTTATTTTAATACCATTCTTCCCATCTAGTTCTTCGTAAGGACCATCTGTAAAACTACTTGCTACTACTGGTATTTCACACATTGCTGCTTCTAAAAATTTAACGTTTGATTTACATCTGTTAAAATAACATTCTTGTCTTGGAATAAGCATTATATCTAACTTTAAATTATTTAATGTTTCATTATACTTAGACCTATCAACCCAATGCATGTGTTCTTTATTTTTTAATGTATCCCAAAATGCATATTCATCTTCAAGAATCTTAGTTACCTTTGGATATTTTTTTCTATCTTCTTTATCATCAAGTCCAAATAGTATAAATTGAACATCATCCCTTTCATCTAATTCTTTGATATAATTTTTAATGTTCTTAAAATCATAAGTATATGCAGTTGAACCTGATATACCTATTCTTACTATATTATCTTCATGTCTTAATGGTTCTTCCCAATCATCTAGATTAACACAGTTTGGTAATATCACTACATTAGAATTTAATTCCTTATACTCTTTAGCTAATGTCTTTGTAGTAGTAGTTACTAAGTCTGCAGCTCTAATGAAACTATTTGTTTGATAATTTATCATATCATAATTTCTATTAAATTTGTCCATTAATTTCATACCAATATGCATCTTATAAAAAGGATGTCCTTTGTGAAGTTTAAATGTATCATCATTATCAAATACTATTTTTTTCCCCATCCCCTTAAGAATGTCAGCTACCTTCCAATATGTACCTAGTTCTGGTCTATGAAATACTATTATGTCTGAATCTATTGCTTCTTGAGTGATTGTCTTCATATCTTTTCTAGGTGTATTTAATCCAATAAAATTACCATTATAGCCATTCTCCCACATAGGGAGAAGTTGTCTAACATAAGCACAAGAAAAATGACACCCTGTAATATTATATACTTTCATCTTTTTTCTCTTTCTTCTTTTTAGGTTTTGATTTATCTGTACTACTTAGAACTTCAACACGACCATCTTTGTGAATGAACACTCTTTCTTTTTTTGTGATATTTATTCTTACTCCCATAGGTTTTTGGTTAATAATCTTAGCTCTGTGGGTTAATAGATAACCCACAGAATAAAACTACTAAGCAGCAGCTTTTATCCATACTCCTGATGTGTCTCTGTTTTCTAAAGTGCCATACATAACGTCTGCGGTAACTAAAGTACCTAAACGTTGTGGAACATAGTTTGATTGTACTCTGACTCTACTAGACGCATATACTAATGCATCTTTGTGAGCAAATGCTTGAAGACCACCATCACCATCAGAACATCTTGAAGTTACATAAACTTTATATCCATATAACATACCAACTGGACCTGAGGTTACTGGACCACGACCACCTGATTCGTTTGCTAATACAAACTTATCAATAGCCATGATGTCATCCCACATTGTTGCAGGGCATAAAAAGAATGCTCTGTCTTCCTGTGGAGCATCAGCATCATCTAGATATTGAATTGCTTTTCTAATATCAGAATCTACTAATGTTGCATCAGATGCTCCAACAATTTGGGTAAACCCGTCAAATAATGCGATTAGTGCATCTTCTAATTTAGCAGCAGCTGTGTACCCAGCGTTTCTAGCATATTTCTCTTGTAAGTCATATACTGCAGCAACTTGTCTTGCTTCAAAGTCTTCAATTAAGAAGGAAACTTCTTGCCATCTATTAATCACTAAATTAATATCAGTTTCTGTATTTGAATTTAAAGTTACTTCTGCACCATTTGTTTTAGTATTCGCTGTCATTTCTGCAATATTTGGAATATTAATTTGGTCACCACCTTGGTTTACTGCAGAAGATAAATCCCAAAAGAAATTACCTGCAACTAACTTTGCTCTATAGAAATCATTAACAGCACCTTCCCATATCTCTGGTTCAAATACTTCAACATCTGCTTTTGTAATTGTTCCTGTACTTATTGCCATATTTCTGATTTTCCTAATGAAGATTTTAAATTATAAAATCTTCAATTATTTTTTAAAACTTTCCCAGTATGCTTTATGCTCATCTCTACTCATATCAGATATAGGTTTCATTGGTTTATCAATGTTAGCTTTATCTAAGTTAGCTCCTCTACTTGAATTACCCATAGATTCTTTGGCAATTAAGGCAGCAGATAATTCTGCTTTCTCTTTTGTAAGACTTTTTTGGTTAGCAAGTAATTTAGCATTAAGTAAATCTTGCATAATTGCCTGGCGGGAAAAGCCAGTTCTTTGTAAAGAATTATCGTAATGATGTTTGATTAAAGCTCTTTCATCTACGTTAGCAGATAAATCTTCTAATGTGGATTCAATAGTATCAGCAGCAAGGTCAGTTCTTACACTGGTCATTGTTTCTTTTACTTTTGAAGCTACACGCTTTTCTATCTCCTCTTCATAGTCAACAAACTCATCATCATCATTCTTTAACTCTTTGTTTTCTTTCTTTATTTTTTCAATTGTGTTACCAGCTTTCTCTAGTTTAGACTTAGCTATACCTAGTTCAGCTACGTAATCAATTTCAGGTTTAGATTCCTCACTTTGCTCAACTGGAGCAGATTGAACGTCTTCTTTATTCTCCTCTTGTTCAGTAGGAGCATTCTGAACTTCTTCTTTTTTCTCCATCTTTTTTTCATTTGACATAGTGTTTTGATTAAGGGGTATACTCAACCCCACGAATTAATTATTTTAATTTACTTAAACGCTCTAACTTGCGTTCTAGTATATCTAAATTATAAAGCATAGCTTTACCAAATATTACATCATCAATGGTTGTACTTTTCTCATACATCCTTTGATTAGAAATATATTTTATATCATCGGTAAGATGCTTCCATAATTGTGATTTTAATATACTATTAGCTTGATTAACAAAGTTTCCTGTTACTCTCGTATCTAAAAGTGTTCCTCTAAGAAGAAACTTTCCTTTCTCATATTTGAGAATATCATCTTCGCTAATTGCGTTAAATAAATTTTTAAGTAACCAATTCTGTATTTTAACTTTTATTCTATTCATAAGTTTTTATATTTAATTAAGTTGGTTGTCCTTGAGCATTAACAACTGATTCAACTGGACTTTGTCGTGACATTGGCGTTTGTGGTCCTATATCCGCACCTATCAATTTATCTAATCCTGTTGAATCTGCACCTTTAATATATTTATCTGTATCATGTTTAGTTGAATCATAACTTCCAAGTAAAAGGTCTCTAAATATTGATTCTTGGTCTGCTAAAGGATTACTGATTGCTCTATCATATAATTCAAGATTAAATGCTTTAGCAACAGCATCATTTTTTGGTGTCATAATTTCTGGTGATATTCTTATTTTATATTTTAATTCTCTAAATAAAGATGGATTAACTTTGTATATTCTTTTCTTAGAATCCATACCACCCTCTTCTGTCATAATGTCCATCCCCATTTCTATATTTTTTTCTTCAGTAATTTCTTCAGGTAATTCCATATCAAAGTCTATAACCTTTGTAACTTCCTTCCCTTCAACCATTTGTTCTGGAATAAGAACTTTTCTAAATTTTAATACTCCTAAACCATCTGTAAGTTCTCCAACTTCTCCTACTGTCATAAATTGAACAATATCATCTACAAATAATTTACCTAAGTCTTTTACTAAAAAGCCAATCATCTGTCCAAATAGTCCAAGCATTGTTCTAGCATTCTCTTGTAAACGAGAAATTTCAAAAGCAGTTCTTTCTCCTTTAGAAGATATACCTGCTTGCATCACATCTTGAGAAGTTTCAGATATAGAATTTTCTACTTTAGCTAATACATTTAATCCAGCACTTAAATTTCCTCCTACATCTATCTTTTCCATCTTAGTGTCTTTACCAAAGGAAGTAATAACTCCTGGCATTATTATATTTGAATTTACTTCTTCATCTCCAAAAATTGCAGTAGGTGGCATTAGTTGTAAGAATGTTCCATCAATTATCATTCTGTATAAAGTATTTACTACTTCTCCATCTACTGACATTTTATTAGCTAAACTTTTATAATAAAAGAATTTTTCATTAATTATTTCAAATCCTGTTTTAGCAAAGGGATACATCTTATCTTTACGTGGATTAGGTTGTTCAGCATTATCTATTAAAACTCCATTAAGAATTGTCACCTGTAAATCTAATCCTCTATTATAAAAAATAATTTCTTCTACATTTCTTCCTTCTAAATCTTTATCTTCTTGTAAATAAGTATTGTCTCCTGATAAAACATTTTGTGCTCCTGGTTTAACATATTCAAAGTTTTCTTTAGCTCCATACTTAGCTTGTGCTGTTGCATAATCTATTACCTTTCTCCAGATTAAGAACTCTTGTTTCTGAATATCTACTTCATAAATATTAGCAATATAAAGTTCATCCACTGGAACAAGGGTATCTTGGAATCCACTAAAGATTTCATCTGTTATTTCTTTCTCGGTCCAAGAGCCATCATCTTTAATCTCTTTTATCTTACGTTTAACATCAGCATATTCTGTTTGAATGATTACTGCAGGATTAACTAATGCAGCTACAATTGAATATAAAAAAGTTTTCTCATAATCAGCTTGGTCTGCTCTCCATTCCATTAAATCCTCCATAACTAATGCCGCATCCTTATCTTCTTCATCTCTAGTATTTTGAGCATTTACTTTAGGAAATATTAAGGTTAAAGCTAAATGAGCAGCAATACTAATAATACGATTTCTTTCAATGGGTCTTACTGCGTTAGACTTCCAAGAGTCATCCCCACTTCTTTTTTCTTGCCAAACATTAAAAGCTCTCTGGTCTTTTCTTTGACGTTCAGTAAGTGTTAAACCATTAAATTCTTCAAAGTTAGTATTACGAATTTCATTTGATATACGAAACTTTTCTAATACAAAATGAATTATTTCTTGGTCTTTTGCACCTGGTGTGTAACCACTCTTTGGTGCTCTTTCTGTATTTAAATCTATTAACATATTATCTTAAATAACTTATCTTTTTAAAATTTGGTATAAATTGTCGCTTACCTTTTTTCTTATGGTCTACTATTTGTGCTTGATAAGCAAGACTATCTAATACATCATCGTGAGTTGATTTTGGGAAAGTAAACATTTCTTCTTCTAAATCCTTACATTCACCCCTAATGTGGAATATACTTCCACTATTGTATCTGGGAACAAGTCCACGAATTCTTGTTTCCTTTGCTGTTTGTTTATGTGTCAGCTCCACTATTGGTAAATATTTATTACGTTTTCTTTGTTCTCCATCTAAATAAGGTTTTAATCCCCAGACATAAGCTGTTTTCTCTATTCCTATTTTTTCAAAGCTATGTCTATCTTGTAGGGTAAATAAGTATTCAACGAACTCTTTGGCATTTAATCTCATCCTGTAAGCAGCTACATTCCATTTATTCTCTTTATCTACGAAGTTCTCAGTAAAACCTGTATAGTCAGCTGTTTCCTTTTTACTCATCGCTGTATCAACAGTTAGGTATTTACGAGTATCTTTCAAGATAACATCTTTACGAGAAATATATTGTATCCAATCTTGTTTAAATTCTTGGCTCTCTGTTAATACTGGTGTTTGTTGATAAAGTGCTGCCCAATCATATATTCCTATGGTTTCTTTTATTTGAAGTAAATCTTCTTTCCCATACTTGGTTTTCCATAGTGCTTCTCCTTCTTTTCTAAATTCCTCATCTTTTCTGGCTAGAGCTGGAAAATTAATGACTTCCCACTTTTCTCCGCCTTCCATTTCTTTCTCTAATAATCTACCTGCTAAATCCATTAAGTGCCATCTAGTAAGAATTATTATTATTGCTCCATTCTTCTCCAGACGTGTATAAGCTGTGGATGTGTACCAATTCCATACTTTGTCACGTATAACATCAGATTCAGCTTCTTCTCTATTTTTAATAGGGTCATCAATTATTAAAACATTTGCTCCACGACCAGTAACTGCACCCCCCACACCAACAGATGTATATGTGCCTTTATTAGTCATTCTCCACTTTGCCTTGGACTTCTCATCGCTTTTAAGGGTTGTACCGAATATCTTGGTAAATATTTGGTCTGCTACAATATCTCTTGTTTTACCACCAAAGTCTTGAGCTAAATCCCCTGAATAAGAAGCGGTAATTATCTCTTTACCTTTGTTCTTACCTAGAAACCAAGCAGGAAATAATATACTAGCTAATTGCGATTTGCCATGTCTTGGTGGCATGAATATCATTAAACGTTTTATCTCACCTCTATCAACTGCTTCTAGTTTATCAGCTATCAAACGATGATGCCAGTTAAATTGATAATTCCTATCTATTAACGTACAAAAGACTCGGAAGTTATTCCTTGCCTTCTGTTCCATCATCTCCGCCATCTGAAGCGGACTTGTCTTGGATTTCTTTGATTGCCCTTTGGATTTGTTCTTCATCATAGGTTTTCTTTACTTCTACTTCGCTTACTTCTTTTGGCTTAAACCCTGCTCTATCTAAAATATCTTTATTAGCATTCAAACGCACAGCATCGGAATCTGCTGTTTTAGATAAATCTACTACTCTACTAGCTGCTCCAGTAGCATGTCCTTCAATATACTCTGAAACGTTTTTACGACTAAATACTTGTTGCCCCATATTTCTAACTGTTATTTTTTCTAACTCTTCAGTTTTAGAACCCCCCTTCTTACCTATATTATAGGCATGACGAATAGCATTAGCTTTTTGACCATATTCAAGATAATGGTCAGCAGCTTTCTTCTCCTGAATGGTTAATCCTTTTATTTTCATATTATATCTTATATAATTATAGCACATATTACCTTAAAAAGCAAATATTGAAAATATAATTGCGTAGGTTTCATATATAATAATAAAATTAAACTCGAACCTCCGAGGTATATACCCCCTTAGGTTAGTAGGTATTATATAATTAAAATAAATAAATAGAAGTAATATAATTGTATAAATAATATAA